GTTTTCATACAACTGTACAGTATCATTAGTTGCATACGTTAACGATGATTATGACGGTGGAGAATTAAACTTTAGACTACAGGGCTTGACAGTTAAGCCAGAGGCTGGAGATCTATTCATCTTTCCATCAACCTTTATGTATCCTCATCGTGCAATGCCAGTACACTCAGGAACAAAGTACTCAATCGTTACCATGCTTGACTACAACAAGAAGTTTCACACACCTGAAATGTATGTAGCGGATAAAGATTAATGTACAATATCTCAGTAGAAAAGGCTCCAGGTTGCATATTTGAAATTAGTCCTATGTCTATTAAAAGAGACTGGATGGACGCTACTTCAGAAAACCATGCCTACAGATGCTTTCCAGTAACGCAAGCAAATGTAGTTGGATACAGCCTTTCCTGCAAAGAAGATATAGAGTTTATTTGGGATGGAGTTAATGACCAGACACAGGATAGAGTTACAATCTTTAATCCAGAAAGGGCGTATTCTGGAAGAGGTCAGTCATCAGTAAGTCTAGACACAGGTTTAATATTTAGGACTACAGAAGAACTTAGTATCCTAACTATAAACCCAGTAAACTATTTTAGCGATGACTTTGAAACTATGTCTTCTATGATTAGCACATCCTTTTATGACAACCCCTTGCCATTAGCAATCAAAGCAAAGGCTGCAAATAAAAGAGTTGTCATTAAGGCTGGAACACCAGTTGCAACAATTATTCCAATATCTTTAACTCAATTAAATAACACAGTTATTACTATGACTGATTACAATGATGAAGATAGAAAACGTGTAGAGGCAAATATCTCTTATGGCAAGGCAGCCCAAGTTTTAAATTCAACTGGAGAATGGACAGACTGGTACAGAAATGCAGTTAATGAAAAGCAAGAGTCTCTTGGATCACACGAAGTAAAAACACTGAAACTTATCGTAGAAGACAAAACAAGTGAGGGTAGATAATGGATGAACTAAACCATATACATTTTGACATAGTTAATGATTATGTTAAAAACTCTAAAGAAGGAAAAGTCAGTCACTACATGATAACTGTATCAAGAGATGGTGAGTCTCCTGTAAGATCTATCATATCATTTGACAATATAGCCCAGGCTTTAGAGGGTTACGAGATGTATCAGGACGCAGGGTTTGCAAAAGAATACCTAACAGTTTCAATGTATGAACCATCTGGAAAGATTAATACAAAGGTTTTAAAAAGAAATCATGCAGGAGATCCATCATTTGTAAGGCAAAACTATATTGATACAGTTGAGGCATTACACAAGGTTAAAGATAAGTTAGATAAAAAAGATTATGAAGACCTATGCATTAAGATTGTGACCTCATTTGCAAAAGACAATTGGAGATTTAATGCAGAAAGATTCTTAAAACAACTAGAGATAGAGAGGACATTGTAGGTCAAAACCCTATGATATAATTCAATTATGGACAAAATGGATGCTTCTGTTGTAATTAGAAAGCCGTCACTGACACCTTCTGGTTGGTTTGGCAATGGCAAAGATATGATTGTTGAGTTAGAGAACTTTATGACTCAAGAAGAAATGGATTTTTTAGAAAAGGCTGCAAAGTCTTTAACAATTTGGGATGTAACTCAAAGCCATGTTAACGAAAACGGAACAGTAGTTTATGACTCTGAATACTGGAAAGACCGAGTAGCAACTAGTCCAACTTTAGATAAAAATGATCCAACAATTGCACCAGTAATTGCAGGACTGTTTCAAAGGCTTAAGCCGATAGTTGAAGAGTTCTATAAGGTAAAGGTTACCCCTACTGGCACAACTATCGTTAGATGGCTCCCAGGCCAGTTTCAGAACCCTCATGCAGACAAGGAACTACACGAAGGACCAGATGCTGGACTTCCAAACGACTTCCCAAACTATGATCTTTCAAGTCTATTTTATTTAAATGAAGACTATGAAGGTGGGGAGTTATATTTCCCACTACAAGATGTAAAGTTTAAGCCTAAAAAAGGAGCAGCGTATTTTTTCCCAGGGGATATGAATTATGTTCATGGAGTAACAGAGATTAAAAGCGGTATTAGATACACATGTCCATTCTTTTGGGAGATTACAGAGCACACAGGAGATAGAAAGCCATGACAGAAAAATTCCTAGAACATGTTGAACTTTATCCAAAAATATTTGTATACAAGAATCTATTTAAAGATATTTCAAAAACACTTGAGATTTTAAAAGATGAAAGTGAAGATGCAATATTTAGTCCTTGGACTAAGTGGTCTCACTTTGGCGAATACATGAATCCGCTATTTAAAGATTATGCACACACAATGAGTATTGAAGAAATTAGGAAGATAAAAACAAAGACAGAAAAAGAAGAAGCACAAAAACTTGCAGTGCTAGAAGTCTTTGAAAACTTTCATTTAGCCACACAAGATTACATACTTAAAAACAATGTTGATTTTGATAAAGAAAAAATCTTAGTAAATCGTGAAGGAGAATCTTTTAATCAGTGGACAACTAATGGCCCAGCAATAGCAAGATATAAGACGGACATGGAAGAACCACTGGCAATGGCATATCATTCTGACTTTGTTAGAGAGCCAATTGTAAGCCCAGGTTATAAATTTGGAATTACCGCTTTAACATATTTTAATGATGACTACGAGGGTGGAGAGATTGACTTTATTGTTGATGGAGAAGCCTATATGTACAAGCCAGAAGCAGGAGACTACTTAATATTTCCATCTGGACATCCAGATATCTTGACTAAAGAAGGCCAAGTATATCTACATGGCGTAATGCCAGCAAAGGGAGAAAAGAAATATATTTCCAGAATGTATTGGATGAAGTATGAGATTGGTGACGATGAGTGGTTTGAGAAAGAGGTTGAATTTGGAAAGGATGTTTGGAAAGATATGCAGCCAGACATTATGCAAAAATTTAGAGATGCTCACCCAAACAAAATGAATGCTGATAAAGAAAAGAGAATAAAATGAACCTAGAAAATAAGAAAAGAATTACAAAGGATATTGTTGTTTATGAAAACTTTATTGACGAAGAAACTTGTCAAAAAATGATAGAGGCGTTAGATGCTCAGGCAGATAACGGAAAAATCTCTTGGATGCCAATATCATTCTATGAGTCATATTCTTCTGTTCTTCCACAAGACAACGATCAAGAAGTTATTGATGCTGGACTTGATCCAACAATTTTTTCAGATATTGAAAAAGTAATGTATAAAGCAATTGCTTCCGTACATGATTTAGATCCAAAAATAATTTCTAAGATTGGTTACCATACGCAAAAATGGGAACCAGGAGCATATGCTAGAATTCACTCCGACAACACGGACGAGACAGGAAAGTCTGGAGCATTTACAAGAAGCAGATATGCAGGCTTTCTTTATTTAAATGATAACTTTGAAGGAGGACTTTTAAAGTTTCCAAGTCAAGATTTAGAGATACAACCAAAGGTTGGAATGCTTGCTGTATTTGACGGGGGATTTAACAACATGCACGAAGTATCACTTATCACAAGTGGGGTAAGATATACCATTGGGTCTTTCTGGGATGACAGAGAAGAGTCTGCATATCCACAAGAATTAAGAGATGAATGGGCTGCAGAAATGAAAGAGACTAGAGCCAAGCAAGAAATTGAAAGAGCCGAGTGGCAAGAACTTCTAAAAGAAGGCTGGAAGTTGGATGCTGATGGAAACAAGTACAAGGTAGAGGGAAAGTAAATGGAGGTCTTTTTAAAGAAAGAGTTTGATGATGCAGGATATGATACTGAAGTCTTTCACGATGGTATTTTGTTTATTAAGGACTTCTTAAGAGATAATGAACTAGATACTTTATTGGAAATAATTAAAACAACTCCTAACGAAGATTGGTCTATAGAGTATACAAAGAACCTTGCTAGATTCTGCATGGAAAAATTTGGACGAGATGATGTTGATAATTTGGTTGCTGAAGGCAAGTTTGAAATAACCCAGGGATGGGAAGATAAAAATTTAGACATTACGCATAAAGAAATTAGCAGAAAACTTCAGTTAAGACTTGGAGACTTAATATCTTTATCAGACAACACTCTAGAACTCGCTGGCTTTGGAACGCTGCAAAGAATGCAGCCAGGGGTAGAACTAAAAGCACATACAGATCAGCATACAGACCCATCGATTAAATATGCTGCTATACTGTATATTAACGATGACTATAAGGATGGAACTCTATTCTTTAAGAATAAAGAAAATTCAGACTTAAGGCCAGAACCAGGAACATTACTTCTTTTTCCAGGAAATGAAGAATATGAACACGGGGTTCGTTTTGTAACAGAGGGACCCATTCGCTATGTTACGGTAGGCTTTATAAAAGTTACAGGTTTTTATGAAGAAAATAAATTCTAAGGAGATACAAAATGGACAGAGAAATACTTGAAGAAAAGGTTTACTATTACACAAACGTAATCGAAGACCCAAAGAAACTTGTTGAGGCAATTGAAAATGATAACAAAGATCCTTGGGGCGAATGGATGGCGTGTAGTGGTCAAGAGTATATCTATGGAACAGATAAGAATATTGCTTTAACTCCAGATGCTGACGAAAAAGACAAGTATATTTATGATACTTTGCAAAAAGCATTTGATGACGTAGCAAGAGATTATGCTGCTGCTCACGGAATCACAGATGAGCCAAAACTATTTCCACAGTATCCAATTAAAAAATATAAAGCAGGAACGTTTATGGGCGCACATTTTGATCAGCAAGAGGGAGACGAAAGACTTAAAGTTTCTTTCGTAATGTATCTTAACGATGATTATGAAGGTGGAGAAATTTCTTTTACAATCAGAGATCCAAAGGGTCCTATTCAAGGTCCAACTCCAGATTCAGATTTTTCCAATGCAGATAAATCAGCCTATCAGTTTGCAGTTAAGCCAAAAGCAGGAAGTATTATTGTATTTCCTCCATCACCACCTTACCACCACACAGCACACTTAGTCAAGAGTGGTGAAAAGATTATGGTTCCGCAACACTGGATTCACTAATTCTGTTATTGAATTAGTTTTTAAATAACTATCAACAATACATTTAGGTAGAGTTTTACTTTTCATAAAACTCTGCTATACTTAAGACTATTCCGTTTTTGAAAGGACGATACACATGTCAGATTTTTTTAGTTTTAGACTTCCAGAAGATTTTATAGATAAATATGTTTCTGCTCCAAGCCCTTTTGG